AAAGGTAGAATTAGCTACCGATTCAAGCGATATAGAAACAACCGAAGAAATAGCTTATGTATTTGACACATTGGTAAACCATCAAGTTACACCTTTAGAAGCTATTAGAGGCGATTACAAGCACAAACTCAAGGCAATCCATATAAAGAGACACATCAAGGAGCGTAAGCGCTTACAGAGCCTTAAAATCGATAAGAAAGAAAACAAGGCTATAAAGGTGGATAAAACCACTATTCAAGAAGAGAAGCCAAAAGGAAATAATACTTTACTCTATTTATTAGGTATTGGTATCGTTGTTTACCTTATCCTAAAAAAACTTTAAAAATAATTTCTTTGATTATCAGCGAGTTATGATTTATTTATGGCTTTTTGTAAAAAATGTTTTAGTATGTAATTCTTAATTAAGATATTGCGCTATCGATTTAACCCACGATACTAAAGCAATGATAAACTATCCACAAGAACCATCATTTGAGCAAGGCTTAAAAGATGCAATTAACAAGCTAACTAATCAGCTACCAAGTGTACAAAAAGACCCTTATCAGTCGAGACAAGTACACGCAAGAATCCAAGTATTTAAAAGAGCCTTACAATTATTAGATGATTTACCAAAAACAACAAGCACTACAAATTAAGTCGCTGGGCATAGGGGAGACTATGCAAGTAGACAAACGAGAAGGCAATAGAATAAGAGCCTTATTATCGTATTACAAAACTTACAATGGCAAGACTTATTCTTGCAAAGAATTAACCAAAAATTGTTTAACCATAACCCGAAAAAAATGAAAAAGTTAAAAAACCCAATTATCGAAGACATTAACATTGTAGAAGTTGATTTCCAAAACACCTATTACACAGAATATACCGATGGTTTTATTGTTTACCACCATAGGTTTAAACAAGCAGACCTACGCTTTTGGGTGTTAGAAAATTACGATATATCAAGAGGTCAAGTAAAGATTGAGTTAGACCCTACAAGTATGGAGCAGGCAGAGAATCCTATTTACTTTACTCAAGATGTAGAAGAGTTTATTAACGAGAACTACGAAGAATTAATTTTAGCAATCTTAAAACAACCAGTACTGGCTTGTCAATCTACTTTTGCTAATACATTGTATAACATTTGTAGACCTCAATAATGAGCATTATAACAGTTCACAAATTCATAGCAAATCCGCCGAAGGAAAGTAAGCTGGAGAAGTTAAAAAGGCTTTATAGACAAACTTTAGAAGATGGTAACTACTGCAAATCAGTCCAGGCTATGTATCTAATTAATAAAGTTAAAGAAGCCGAAATACAAAGGGTTACAAACGATTATGAGCATCATATTGCGAAGCAAATAATTAAAAATAATTACCTTAATTTAATAAAATAAATTGTATCTTTAAAAACCAAAACTTAAAACTATGTCATTACTTAAAATTCAATCAGAATTAAAAGCACCTAAAAATCAATTCAATTCCTTTGGGAAATACAAGTATCGTTCTACGGAAGATATATTGGAAGCAGTAAAGCCTTTATTACTTAAGTATGAATGTACTTTGACTATATCGGATGAAATTAAAGAAATAGGCGGAATTATCTTTTGTGAAAGCTGTGTTGTTTTAACTGACAACCAAGCTGGTAAAGGTTTTCAATCTTGCGCTTCGGCAGGTATTGACCCAAATCGTAAAGGTATGGATATTAGCCAGTCTTTTGGAAGTTCAAGTTCATATGCACGAAAGTATGCTTTATCTGCTTTATTTCTTTTGGATGATACCAAAGATGCTGATGCAACCAATATGCACGATGCAGTTAAAATGGTAGAAGAAAAACTAAAGCCAATCTTAAAAGTAGGTACTGAATTGTTTGACAAATGCAGAGCAGGATTTCTAAAGGATTCAAAGAACCTAAAAGCTATTCAAGAGAGATATACAATGAATGATGAAACTTTTGAAGCATTAACGAAATGATAAACAACAATGCGATTAATGACCTTGAGAAGGCACAAATCATAGACTTTGAAAATATCAGTAAATCTTCAATATCTCACGCAGTAGAATTAATAGCTATTCCAATTATCGAAGGAGAAATATCAGCAAGTAAAAAAATAGTTCAATTTATTGCACTAAAAGATTTATTAGAAGATGTAATTACAAAAATAAGACCTTCTGCAATGGAAGAACTTAAGCTATCTAAAGGAGAAGGAATTAATATCTTTGGTGCTAAAGTAGAACCAGCTACTACAAGTAAATATGATTTCACTGCTTGTGATGACTTTGAATGGAATCAGTTAAATGCTGATTTGACTGATATTAAAGCTAAAATGAAAGAAAGAGAATCTTTTTTAAAAGCTATTAAATCAGCAGTATATTTACCTGAAACAGGAGAAGTAGTCAATCCACCAATAGTTTTAAGAACCGAAACAATTAAAGTAACAATTCAAAAATAATTGCAGAATTTGAGATATATTTGTATCTTTATATGTGGATAGAATGGCATAATTACCCATTTGACAAGTAGAAGCGTTTACTATTTCCACATATTCTTTTAAACGCATAATTTAAAACGCAAAAAAAATGCAAGAAATTTGGAAAAATATTGCTGGGTATGAAGGTTTATACCAAGTAAGTAATTTAGGTAATGTTAAAAGTTTATCTTATAATCATACAAAAAAACCTAAAGTATTAAAAAATATTAAAATGTCAATTGGTTATGAATCAATTAGTTTATTTAAAAACAAATCATCTAAAGTATTTTATATACATAGATTAGTAGCTAACGCTTTTATTGAAAATAAAAATAATTTACCAACTGTAAATCATATTGATGGTATAAAATCAAATAATATTGTTTCTAATTTAGAATGGATGTCTTTTTCAGATAACAATAAACACGCTCATTTAATTGGATTAAATTTTGCAAAAAAAGGAGAAGAACACCCAAAATCAAAATTAAAGAAAGAAGATGTAATAATTATATTTAATAGTAAATTATCATTAAGAGTATTAGCAAAAAAATATAATGTAAGTAAAACATCTATTGAATATATTAAAAATGGGAAAAATTGGTCTCATTTAACAAATAAAACAAGAATTATAAACCTTTAAAAAAAATAAAATGGCAACAATTATCAACGCATCTATTGATGTAACAAAAATCGACAGAACAAAATTAATCAAAGACAAGTATTTAAACCTATCTATTATCGTAGATGACAAGAACGATAAGTTTGGTAATAATGTTTCAATCACATTAAGCCAGTCTAAAGAAGAAAGAGATGCTAAAGCACCTAAAACTTATATGGGTAATGGTAAAGTAGTTTGGGGATTAGGTAAGTTAGAAGAAGCACCTAAAGAAGACAATAGTTTACCGTTTTAATTAAAGAAATTGGTGCTGCTGCAATCGTTCTTTTTGCACCAAAGATAAGAGGTGTCTGCGCAATATTAGGGGAAAGTTTTACAATTTTAGCAGAAGATTAACACCCAAGTACTAACGAGCAGCGTTAGTATTTTAAATAAACCAAAACAATAAATAAAATGAAAGCGAAAACACTTGAACAAAAACAAATAGAAGTTTTTAGTAAATCATTTGCTAAACACGGTAAAAGCAAAACATTTAAAATGATTGGTGCTGCTAATGTTATAGAAAAACAAGGTATAAATGACTTTATGCAAAGTATAGATAGTTATTTAAAAGAAACACAAAAAACACCAAGAGCAATATTAAAAATGAAATTAGATTGCGCAAAACTTTATATACTTTATTTGGAAGGGGGATTTGATGGAATTTTTAGAAGAGTATAGAACTGGGAATGTAACAATAGAGGATTTAAGCCAAAAGTATAACATATCCCAAAAAAGAATAAGAGAAGTCCTAAGAGCCAAAGGAATAAGAACAAAGCACTTAAAAACAAAGAAAGTAACTTTAGAAACAAATGCTATTTTTAATGACTTTTTAAAGGAGTATTTAGTTGAAGGTAAGCCAATTAAGCATTATGCAGAGAAGTTTAATGTACCGTTATCTTCGTTAAATAAAAAGCTGGATAAATACTTTAAATTGCGAAAGAAGTAGTATATTTGCGTTGTATTAAGATACCTAATAAGAAGTAGTGAGCTTGTTAGATATTATCTCAAATGGTTATTAAATAACCTGAATCCTGTCGAAACTCACTACCGATGGGATTCTTTTTTTTACAAATTTATGAGTGCAGGTTGGATAAAAATACACCGAAAATTAAAAGAACACTGGATATGGTCAGACCCTATTAAGTTCCAGTGGTGGCTAATAATGCTATTAGAGGTTAATCATAAACCTTGCAAAATGCAGTTAGGATTACAATTAATTGAAATTAAAAGAGGGCAATCTGCTAAAAGTTTACGAACTTGGGCAACCATTTTTGGATGTACTCCAAAGACTGTTTCTGCCTTCTTTAAAATGCTTGAAAGTGATAAAATGCTTGTTATAACAACTATTGGAAAAGGTAAACAAAGCACAACCCTTATAAACATTACAAAATATGAGGATTATCAAGGTAGTGAGGAAACGCAAGATACTACATTAAGTAAACGCAAACTACCTACAATAGAAGAAAGAAAGAATGAAAAGAAAGATATAGGTAAATTTATTATTCCTACTTTAGAAGAAGTTTTAGCTTACTTTGAAGAACATAAATACAAAAAGACTGAAGCAGAAAAGGCTTACCATTTTTACAACAATAGAAACTGGAGTGATTCCAATAATAGACCTGTAAAGAATTGGAAACTTAAAATGCAAGAAGTTTGGTTTAAAGAAGAAAACAAAATAAAAGTACAAGCACCTATCATACCTACATTTTACTACTAATGGACTTTATAAAACAATATAGCGATGTACAAGGCGAAATAGATTCGCTTTACGATACAGGATTAATCAAAGGAGAAACGATAGGCTTTCAGGATGTGGATAAGCTAATATCTTTTAAAAAAGGTGCTACTTCTTATATTTACGGAACTCCAGCATCAGGTAAATCTGAGTTTTGGTGGGAATGCCTAATAAACTTATCAAAAAGTAAAGGTTGGAAACATTTAATCTTCAGTCCCGAAACAGGAACTCCAGCAGAAATCTTTGCAGAGATTATACATAAGTGGGCAGGTAAGCCATTCTTTGACCTCGATGGGAATAAGCTACCAAGACTTACTAAACAAGAAATGTATCGGTATGGTGCAGAAGTTAGCCAATATTTTTACATTATGGATTTAGGAGTAAAAGATATAACTTTAGATGACTTTCACGAAGCAGTAGAGAAATACGGAGTTAAATTTGATACAGTTACAACAGACCCTTTTAACGAAGTAAAGCACGATTTACACGGAGAACAAAGGGATATGTATATGGCTCGGGTTTTAGGTAAAATAAGAATGTACGCAAGGGAATACAATTACCACCATACAATTATTATGCACATAGCAAGGGAAACAGGAGCAAAGGTTATAGATGATGCAACAGGAATTAAATACTACCCTCCAGCAGACCCACGATTTATAGATGGAGGAGAAACATCGTTTAGAAAGGGAGAGCAAATGATTTGCGTATGGAGACCACCATTTGGAGTTTCTAAAGATGGAAACCCTTATCAGGGCAATGAAGTAAAGATTATAGTACAAAAGACTAAGCCAAAAGGCATAGGGGAAATAGGCGAGGCTACTTTATTCTTTGATAAGTGGAAAAACTGCTACTACGAAGAAATTAACGGAAGTAAGAGTTATGCAGGAAATTATATTATATTTGAAAAACCAACTATTTTACCATTTTAAAAACTAAAACAAAAATTATGACAACAAAAGCAAAAACAAACGAAATTGATTTATTTGGAAATGAAATTGTTAAAGATGAATTATTAAGAGATAAATTTATTGAACCTCCATTTAGTATATTAGATACAAAGAGCGGTAATTGGCAAAAAAGAAAAAGACTTTGGATTAGCAAAGGATTAAAAAGTGAAGTTGGCAGAGATGCTAAAGTTATAAATATGGGAACTACTGCTATTGAAAAAAATTCTGCTGATTATGTTAGTGTTTTTGACCCTGCACTTTGTGAAGTTTTATATCATTGGTTTTGTGATGAAGGAGGTACTATATTAGACCCTTTTGCAGGTGGTTCAGTTAGAGGTATTGTCGCTAATTATTTAGGTTATAAATATACTGGAATAGATATTAGACAAGAACAAATTGATAGCAATAGAGAACAAGCAATAAATATTTTAGATGTTAATAATCAACCGCAATGGTATGTAGGAGATAGCAATAAAATTTTAGATGAGAATTGGCAAACTAAATTTGATATGGTTATGAGTTGTCCTCCCTATGCTGATTTAGAGGTTTATAGCGATTTAGAAGGAGATATAAGTAATAAACCTTACAAAGATTTTTTAGCTTTATACGAAAGCATTATAAAAAAAAGTTGTAAACTTTTAAAAGTTGGTGGGTATGCTTGTTTTGTAGTTGGAGAGGTTAGAGATAAAAACGGATTTTATATTGGATTTGTACCAGATACTATAAAAGCATTTGAAAAATGTGGGATGAAATTTTATAACGAAGCTATACTTTTAAACGCAATAGCAAGTGCAAGTATGAGAGCTAATGGAAATATGAAATCTCAAAAACTTGTTAAAGTACATCAAAATATTTTAGTATTTAAAAAAACTATTTAAAAGATATGACACTACAAGAATTTGCAAAGTATTCAGAAGATAGACTATTTACTTTAGATTTATTCGAGCAATTACCTATCCATAAGCTATCTTCGCAGTATTATGTGGATGCTTTAAGAGAAATTATTAATTTAATTAACCCAGTACAAGAAAAAAAGTTTATTTTAACTGATGAGAAAGTTACACGAGTTAAGTGAGCCATTAAAAGCTATTTTAGAGGACGAATTAGATAAAAGGATTCCAAAGACTGATTTTAGGCAGGCTACTTTGTTTAGGATAGCAGATTTACTTTTAGTGATGCAAATAAAGCTATTAGAGGCAAATAAAACTAAATTAGGTACAAAGACCTACCAAGATAATTTAACTGCTTTAGAAACGCTTAATTTAGCTTTTACGATATTGACTGATTTGCAAGGAGAAAATTTGCTTTTACGAAATGAGTTATTAACTTTGAGGCACGAAGCGGAAATAATTATAGCAGAATTGACTGAAAGAGTTAAAACGCTTGAGATGATAGATGACTTGTAAAAGATGTATAGGTGCAATTGATAAGATTTAACACCTGTAATATTTACAAAGGATATAATGTCTTGTTTTTTAACGAATTAACTGGACAAAGTGAATGAAACTTTACTAA